CGCCATTCATCATCAACATACAAAAGTATTTGCGTTAACATATACAAGTCAGGTGCCCATAAGTTTTCATTGATGATGCCTATGCAGATACCTATTGGTTGCTCGCTTTCAGCAATCAATGCTATGCCAGCACCATGCAATATCGTATTAAACATGATGTTAAAATATTCTTCATCAATTGTTTTATTCTGTGGTACAAAACCCATATGCTGTACTTTTCTAGCAATATGTATGAAGTAAGGTAAGTCAAATTTATTTGCTTTGCGTATATTCATTGTCTATTTTGCGTGTTAGTAGTGCCAGGTGTCGTACTACGACTACCACCGCCACCACCGGGTACACCGCCTCCATTATAACCAGGTACAACAGTTTTACTTTTTGGATCGCTACCAAAGTCAAAACTAAATCCTGCTAAACTATTTAAATTGTTCATAGCACTATCGGTTGTGTCAAAATACTGCCAACTGCTTTTATTAGTCTTGCGACCAGCAATGCGATTTTCTAATACAGTCTTATAACTGCTTGCATCTAATGTGATAGTAAAATTATCTTCTACACCTTCACGATCTTCTTGTATGCTATAGTTTGTAACGATGCCTGTAAATCTTACAACAGCATTTGCTAACACAACATTGTTATTGAAAAAGCCACGAGTGATCTCTATTTTACTACCACGTATCTTGCCTTGGCTTTCTAAAATTTCATAGATGTTATTGCCACCTATACCACTTATTTGTATGCTTGTATCTGCGCTAGTTACACGCAAACTACGTTGCTGTGGTCCAACTGCTAATAAACCACCTAATGGATTATATTCAATATTACCTATAGTATCGCTTGTGTAACTTGAACTAAAAGTAAGCATAGTCACATTGCTTGCAGTACCGGTACCAGTAGTACCGTTAGCATTAGCAGTAAAGATAGTACCAATAGCATTACCATTGGCTCCTACAGTTGACCAATTAGTGTTACCACTTGTTTTAATTTCATATTGCACATTGGCAACAATATTGGCAGCAGTGGTAGGATTGTATTCATTGAAAATAACTAACTTTACATATTCTGCTGTAGTAACATTTGCTTTGTTACCACTGACTGCTGGTATACTTGTAGTCATGCTGTACCTACATATTCGTATAATGTAAACTTATCATTGAATTCTAGATAGGCATTATTTACAGTTGTGCCATTCACGCGAACAATACCACCTGGTATTAATCTATATGTAGGCATGTTTGGGCAGAACATATAGAAATCACATGCGTTACCTACTGTGATACCAATATTTGTAATATTGGCACTTAATATATTTGGTCTATTTGTTGTAACTGTGATAGTGCTACCAATACCGCGTGTAACTCTTGTAGTGCTAGTGAATGGATATGGATAATTACCTAACTGTATTAGATCGTTAGGTTCAAAGATGACGCGAGTGCTAGGTATGCCAGGCAATGTCTGTAATACTAATTGATTGCCCACAAAACTTTGTACGCTCATAGCATTTATTTGACCTTGTGACAATGAACCTTGATATCTAAATATCCAACTTAAACAAGCATTAGTGCTGAATGTAACGATCTCTGGGCTAACGCGATCCATGGTATCTAATGCTTCTAATAAATCACGATTGTTATAATAAGTTAAACTTTGTGGCATCTCTAATTCCATACGCCAAGGTTGACGAGTAGGTGTCAATGTCACGCGAGGTATTTCGTTGCGTGTTATCTGTAGACCCACAACTTTTCTGCGATCTATAGTTAAACTACTAGCATTGTTTATGATTGTTTGTAATCCTGCCATTTATTTTATTCCTATGCCATGTATGGCAATTCGCGTTCAGCCATCTTTACGGTGCCAAGTAATACTTTGCGATTTTCTGCGAATAATTGTGCTACGCTCTTAGCATCAACAGCGTTGATGTTATATGTATTATAATTGTTAGTTACAGGTGCATTGACTGCTCCTGTAGCAACACCATTCTTCATAGCGTTATTAGGTACGACTGTGCCGCTAGTCTTAGGTACGAATAATTCTGGTCCTTTCTCACCTACGATATAAGGTTTGCCTGCTTTTGCTGGTCCACCTTCAGCAAGTCCTGGAATACCAAATCCACCAAATATAGTTTTGATCGCTTGTAATACTAATGCTTTGGCAACTATCTTAGCAATGTCTGCTATGACGCTGGCAGCAAACTGTTTAAATGAGAATTTACCAGTCTCAACAAAATCATCAATAGCATCACCTAATGCATCAAAACCTCTTTTGACTGCATCTTGTGCAACAGTAAGTGGTTTCATCTGTTCTGCCATATCTTGCAATGCACGTTTGGCACCTTCTGCATAACTATTTTCTAATTCTGTTTTACGTTTCTGTTCTTCTTCAAATGTTGCTATACGTGCTTCGCTTAGTTCAACAGCATCAGCCATTTGTTTGATGATACGTTGTCTTTCAGCATTATAATTCAATTCACCGATCTTATTACGGTCTTTATCTAGTCGTAATAATTCTATAGCCAATTGTTGTTGTTCTTGACGTAGATTTCTATTGATCTCATTTAGGCGAGTTTGTTTTTCTAACTCATCACCATATAGACCTATTAAATTTAATTCTTCTTGTAGATCAGTAAGTGCGCTTAATTTTTGTAACTCTCTACTTGTATCTTCAACGCTACGTGCAAGGTCCTCTTGTGCTTGTCTTGCTTTTTGTAAACTTTCTATTTTAGATTGTAAAACTTTTTCATCGGCCAAAAATGCTTTAAATGTTGTAGCAATTGTATCATTTATAGCCTGACGTTCTTCTTTTTGTGCTGCTGTTAACTTACTACGTTGTGCTTCAAGTTCTGCTAATTTAGCCTTATATCTTAATGTAAAATCTTCTAATTGTCTTAGTAATTCTACCTGATCATTTGATAATGAAAGATATTTTTCTTCATTTTCTACTGCTTTAATAATTTCATTATTTTGTTTTTGATATGCTATACCAACTTGTCTGATGGCAGCAATTTTTTCTTGTACAGCAGAAATATATTCTCGTTCATCCTCTTTTAATCTATTGCTGCGTTGATGTGCCTCAAAACTTTCTTCATTCATTCTCTTAATTGCATTTGCACTTGCTTCAGCATTATTTGGAATGATTTCTAATGCTTGACCAATAGATTTTAATCCATCTAATAATGGTTTAGGATTAATGAATGAAAAAGCACCTGCAATGACACCACCTAATATACCAAATGCAGTTATAAGTTCTCCAACTTGTTTACCGACTATAGGAAATTGATCGCTCAATATTTGCAATATTGACTTTTTAGGATTTTTAGGAACAATTATACCAAACAGTCTTTGGAAAGCATAAACTATTATTCCAATAGTTCTCGGTATCGCTAATAACACTGCAACAAATGCCGTCCAACTAGTTGTTAATAATGTTATAGCAGTTCGTATTCCACCAATAATTTTTCCAAGAGCAGTAAAAGTTAAAATTAAAGTTCCAATGGCTACTGCTCTATCAATAAATCCTTTAACTGCTTCGCCTGATAATTTTAAATCACCTATAAAAGTATTTAAAGGTTTTAATACTTTTAATAACTCATCACCTACATTTTTAACTGCACGTTGAAATGATTTTGCGGCTCTATCTGCTTCTATAGTGGCTCTGGCTTGTTCTAAACTACCTTGAATTGCTGGTCGTGTATCTTTTGCTAAACCTGCAAAATTTACTCTAGCATTTTTACCTAATAAATCTATAGATAATCTAGCCTGCTTAGATATATCAGTAATTTTTCCTAAACCGTCTACAGTTTTTAAAAATATTTCTTCTGTGCTTAATTTTTTTAGATCATCTAAACTTACACCTACTTCATCAAAACTGTTTTTTAAATTTTCATTTTTGTTTAATGCTTCGCCAACATTTTGTGTCAATTTTAAAATTGCACTCGCTGCACCTTGTGCATCACTTCCATTCTCTATAAACGCTTTGTTTAACCCTAAAATTGTTTGTACAGCAAAACCAGTCTGTTCGCTTAAATCATTTACTGCTTGTGCAGTGCGATAAGTATTGGCAATAAAACTACCTATCGCTAATCCTGCTAATGCACTCTTTAATCCACCTATACTTTTGTCTAGGTTATCTAGTGATTTCTGTGCTTGTTTTGTATCAACCGATACTTTATAGACTAGATCAGCCATTTTACTTCCTCATGATCTTATCAAGTTCATTCTTGATAACTTGTTCAGTAGGTTTGCTCATACCTTGTGGACTCTGTTGACTATATCCTTCATCCAAACGTTTAGCATATGGATAATCAGCAACTATAGTATCTTTCTGTAATTTAGTTTTACGTCTTGCATTACCACTGCGTACAGGAGTTTGCTTGACAAATTCTTCAAATGCCAATTTAGGTAACGACTCAAGTTTACTTTGTATTCTTTTTAAACTTGGTGTTATGTTATTTTTAACTACTGTTACGCCTTTCATTTTGTTTTGTTTAATATCTTTAACATTTGTTCTTGTGTCAAGTCTGGTGCTACTGGTTTACCATTTGCATTTGCTTTCTTATTATGGTAAGATTCAAATGACATCGCAGCATCCATCACATATAAATCAAATGTATCAGACCTCCTTAATACTTCGCTTGGTAATATACCATATCTTTTACCAAGTCCATCTAATTGTAAAAGTGACAGCATCTTAGGACTATCCATAGGGATGCTGTCATTTGTTATTTTCCCAACTGTTCGGTCACCTTTGCAATCGCTTTCATCAATACGCTTGTAGGTAACATATTTTTGTCACTCAATATTTGTTGACCTTTATGATCAAGTATGAGTGTTTTAACGATGCTTATCAATTCACTTGTATTCTTTTGATCTACGTTGGCTAATCTCAAAAATACATCCATTGGTTGACGATCATATGTGTGAAACGTGATGGCTTCACCATACTTTTCTAAGATATCACTATCGTCAAGTGTGACTTCTATTAATTGTGGTTCAGATGTTAATTGTGCTAGTTTCATTTATTATCTCCTTGATTTAATTTACATATTGTATTTATTAGTTCCCACTATACTTGTCATAGTGTTCTTCTAATAATTGATTGAGCAATGCTAGGCGAAATGCTTGCTTTGCTTTCATTTGTCTTATAGTTGCTTCCATGTTTGTTAACATCGGCATAAGTTTTGCCTCATCAGCAATCAAACTACGCAACTTTTCTTCTGTAGTTTTTAACCATAAAT